CAGACCAGTATTTAATCTCCCTAGACACTCCGTTTTCCAATATGGTAGAAGACGGCTGGGACCCTTACAATATGAAGGATAGACTTCTAGCTAGTCAAAAGACTGTTCAAGTAGGTTCCAGAGCCGGTCAAAAATGGGTCCAAAAGGGCAAAAAGAACCAAAGATATGCCCACGTTCCATTTGAAAAACAGCCCTTCTCTAAAGCAGGTGGCGCTACTGGAGACATGATGGCAGCCCTTCGAGAGTTCAAGGTTGAAAATCAAAGAGGGAGAAAGCAGAAATTCACCTCTATTTTCAAAGATGATACCGGTAAGCCCCTACAGGGAAAAGTAGCTACTGTAAAATCTTCAATTCCCGGTCTTGAGAATGTGACTAAATACCAGAAAATATATAAAAACCAAGCAACCGGTAAGGAAACGACTTCTTCAGTGTATATTAGTTTTAAGACAATCTCAGACCTATCTCCTGCACATAAATGGCAGAATAAAGGCTACGCTGGGGCTAAATTCTTCAAGGAAGCTGAGCGTATGGTAGAGCGTGAACTTCAGAATATATTGAAGTCATTTGGGATAGAATAGGGTATGTTCACGCTTTCGGACCTCGTAATTGAATCGCTAATCCGTGAGGGATTGCAGAATATTCGCAATGATCTTGAGATTGTAGATGAAGTATTCGAGCAACTTACAACCCTTCCAATCTCTCCAAAGTATGGGGAAGATGAACTGGCTAAGATTAAGAATTTCCTAACTACAACGCCCATATCCATAGTTCACTCGTTCCATATTGTAGAATCTAACATTCCTTGTATTTCAATCCAGCTCCTTTCGGCAAATGAAGTGATTGATAGAGCGGTACTGGATGACTTTGCAGATGATATTACTCGGGATATGACCCAAGACGAGCTAAATGACGAAATTGTATCTTCTCCTATTTTAATAAGTGGGTATGATCCTCTTAGTGGAATTGTAGAAATTGACGACGCTTCTGATTTATCTGCAGTTCATATCAACCATATCCTAGAAGATACCGAGGGGAATGAGTTTCGAATCTTAGGTGGTATCGATGATACTTCGGGACAAAAACAAGTAATTATACAAAAACAGGCCGAATTGGATATAAACGGACCAGCCTTGATTAAGACTATGTTTGATAAGGTACAATTCGAGCAAAGAACGAATGTCGAGCGAGAAACCCTTCTAATTGGGATTCACACTAAAGAGTCCAAATTGACTAAATATTTATACACTTTATTGAAGTACATAATTGAAAGTCGTAAATTGGACCTCATTAGGCGTAATTTCAAACTAGCTACTTATGAGGGCTCTGACTTCACTAGAGATATGAATTACGGTTCAGATGTGGTATTTACTCGTTTTTTGACCGTTACCGGGGAAATTCGCAACGATTGGAATGCCGATAAGGTTGTACCAATTGACCTTCTAGAGCTTGACGTTAGGGTTAAAAAGGACATAGCTACCAATGAGCAATTGGGTAGAGAAGACCAGACTATTAAAGTCACTGAAGATGAATAAAGAATCTTTACAAAATAAGTTATAATTGGTACATGGGAAGAAAAAGAACTCGAAAAGTCCAATCCGACGATTTTGTAGAATCTACTTCTGAACCTAAAAAAGAAGATAATACTCAGAAAACCCCAGAAAAAATCAAATTTAATTCCTGGTTTTGTCGTAAAATTAAACCTAGGGACCGCTGGTTGGAAGATTCAATCAGAAGCTTTATGGAAGCAAACGGACTAGGAAATGAAGAAACTGAGAAGAGATTTGATGAAGTATTTAAAAAGTTTTAATGGGAAACAATGGGAAACTCTTCTAACAATATAGCTCTGAAACAGTCATTTTCTAAGGCTTCATCTCTACCTAATGTAGATGAAAATAATTATACAGTTAATCAAAGGCGTAGAAAATACAAAACTAATTGTATAAAATGTAACTCCGATAGGGGTTATAAAATGCTTAAAGAAGCTAAGAGGCCTTGTATTAAATGTTCCAAAACTGGTCAATACATCAGATCTAAGGAGCAAATAGAGCAATTTGTAGAAAGATGCAAGGGATCAAGAATTGGTAAAAAACATTCTGAAAGTACCAAAATCAAGCTTAGTGAACGGCAAAAGAAATATTGTAAAATTTACGGAAACCAGTTCATAACCGGTAAATCCAAGGGTAAACACTCTAAGAAAACTATCGCTAAAATGTCCGTTTCTAATTCTGGAAAGGCTCCAAAATGGAAGGGCCGAGTATTTCTGTATAAAGGTATTAAATTCAGAAGTTCTTGGGAAATGAAATATGCCCAGTTTTTAGACAAGAATAATATCAAATGGTCCTACGAGCCTAAATTCATTTTGCAAGATGGTAGATGTTTTTCTCCAGATTTTTTGTTAGAATGTGGTAGAATAATAGAAATAAAAGGATTTTGGACCGAAAAGGCAAAAGAGAAATGGGCAATGTTTTGTTCTTTAAAACCAGAAATAGATAAAAAGATATTATATAAACAAGATTTAATTCAACTAGGGATATCAATTTAAGGAGTATATTATGGCAATCAAACGAAGTTTTTCGGGAGCAAGTATCCGCAAGCCTGGGAGTTATTCTGTAACTAGAGTAGACGACCGAGGTGGACGAGACCTAGGAGATAATGGAATTCTATTTATTTTAGGTGAAGCTGAACTTGGAGCCCCTGGTTCTAGCGAGGGAATTCAACGATTCTCTTCTACTCAGTTATCGGCTCTTGTAAATAAATATGGTTCCGGTCCTATCGTAGATGCCGCTAGACTTGCAATTCAAAGTCCTAGTAATACTCCTGGTATCGCTGGAGCTGATGAAGTTCTAGTTTGGAAGACAAACCAATCAACTAGAGCATCTTTAACTTTAGAAAATGCTGGTAGTGACGATGTAATTGTTCTAAGAGACGCATTCTGGGGCGCTCTTGGTAACAAAATCTCCGTTCAAATTGCAAACGGAACTGCAGCAACTCAAAAAACAATTACAATTAAACGAAGTGAATTGACTGAAAATCTCGGCCAAAACCCTGGTTTGTCTCAACTTTCGGTTGAATACACTGGAGCTGGAACTTCTTGTGAGGTTGTAATTTCAGGCGCTACCCCTTCAGCTAAGACGTTGGTAACTACTTGTGCCACTGCCCCAGCCGATGATTTGAGCATTAGTTTAAATCAATTTACAATGGCAGAATTGGCTGAATTCATTAACAATCAACCAAACTATACAGCTACTTTGAAAGACTTAGTTCCTTCAACTGTACGTTCGGCTACTGAGTTGGATAATATAACTATTGCTGATATTTTGAACTCTGAAGAAGATCTTTACCGACTTCAAAGAGAAATCATCGACCTAATCAATGAAGACTCTCAACTAGTAGAAGCTGAATTAGCTGCTACCCTAGCTGAAGGACTTCCTGCTAACATTTCTGCAAACCTTGCGGGTGGAGCTAAAGGGGCATCTGCTAACTCGGACTTTACCGCTGGACTTTCTAAGTCTCTTTCTGAAACTTACAACGTCGCAGTACCTTTAGTATCTAGAGATGCAACCGACGATATCCTATCTCAGGAAACTGATGCAGCCTCTACTTATACAATTGCGGCAGTTCTAGCAGGCCTTAATACTCACCTTCGACAACGTGGGACTACTAAGAACCGAAAAGAAGCTCAAGGAATGGCTGGATTTAGAAGTGCAACTAAAGCTGATTGGTATGAAAGAGCCCAAGTTTTGGGTTCTGAATTGGTACAGCTCGTAGGACAAGACGTTCTAGTTCAAGGACTTGATGGAAATCTAGCTTGGAAACAGCCTCATATGTTGGCTACTTTACTCGCTGGAATTCGACTAGGTTCTGAAGTAGGTGAACCACTTACTTTCAAATTCGCTAACGTATCTGGAGTTGGACATGCAATTGATTCAGCCACTGGGCTTTCCGATGGCGATTTTGATCCAGATATTGACTTCGATGAAGCAATCGATGCTGGTGTTACTTTCTTAGAAAGAGCTGGTGGTGGATTCAGAGTAGTTGTAGATAACACTACATACGGTACAGACCAAAGCTTCGTATTTAACCGAGGTTCAGTTGTAGAAGCCGCTCAATTCATCGCTAAAAGCTTGAGAGAGCAAACTGAGCAAGTATTCGTTGGAAATAAAATCTCAGCCGGACAGGCATCTTCGATTAAGACTTTCATGAGAGGTCTTCTCTTAGAGCTTAAGCGTAGAGAGATTATCACTCCATCTGATGATGCTCCTGATGGATTCAAAGAGTCAACTTTCAGCGTTACCATTACTGGTAATACAGCTAGAGTTAATGTTGAAGTTAAACCAGTTCAGGGACTCGACTTCGTGTTGATTGACCTGACTCTCGGAAACATCATTCAAACTGCATAATCTATAATTCGACGGCAATCGCTAGATGGGTCCGCTGGTTAATTCCTTCGGACCCATCTTTTTTTACCGCAATCCCATACTCGATATAGACCATTTTGGTAGCACCATTCCCATTCTTTTACATTTTTAGGGCAACCAGTTAGGGACTTCTTCTTACTTTGCTTAGAGAAGGCGTTATCGTGATTATCGCAATAAAAGTAATCTGGTTTCAATTCTTCCTCTAAATCAAATCCGGCATTCTCATACATAGTACCAAGGGGTGAGTATCTATTGTCAGACCAAGTAATAAGCTCTCCTGGGACTAGTTTAAGTAGCTTCTGTAAA